GCCCAGATTCCGCGCTCCACGTAGAAACGGCTGCTTCGCACTGCTCGATTACGCTTGAGCGAAATACAAAAGACACGGGTGAAGTAGGTCTTAATCTGAATGGAGGCACAGGCGGCAAGTTCTGGTACCTCGTTCAGCAATCCAATTCTGACAACCTCACCTTCCACGATACTGATGCCGCTAGGGTCACATTTGAGCATGGTGGTGATGTGGGCATTGGTGTTACAGACCCTGATGCTAAGCTTGAGGTGCTAAGTACTACTACTCAACTTAAGGCATCATACGATGCTGATAGTCTAGCAACCATTACTGTTGCTGATGATTCACACACAACTATCGCAACTGGTGAATCTGGAAATATCATTCTAGATGCTGCAGGACAACTTGAACTTAATTCCGATGCGGGCGGCGTTACTTTCAAAGATGGATCCCAAAAAGCCATGTCGATCGATATGGTAACCACTGCGGGTGATGCAATCTTTAGAGATGCTGGTGATACTGAGATCTTCAGAATCGATGGTTCGCAAGATTCACTCCTAATGGCATCTGGCAAGAGCATACAATTCGCTGATGATGAAGAGTCCATCACATCTGATGGTACTGATCTTTCAATTGTGGCAGGTACTGATATTGTACTTCGTCCCGGTGGATTAATAGATCTTTATCCTGATTCAGTAACAATTGCTGCTGGTACGGACTTTGGTACTGGGATGCATACGATCGTGAATACGACTGCCAAAGTAACCAAACGAAAAATTGCCGGTATTGAAGAGTGGACTACCGAACTGCAATTAGTACTAGACAATGCTAGATGCGGCGCCACCGCCGGAGATGCTATTGGTCTAGACGAGTCCTACGGTACACTTCCTACATGGTTCCTGAATACTGCCGGCGGCGGCGCAGGTCACATTGGAAATGCCGGTGTGTCACATATTGTAATGATTTGTACAGAAACACCCGATTCTCCGCTTGTTAATATTACTATTGCCGCCAACCCATCTAACTCAATTGAACAGGATGATCCAGTAATCTCTGGAGGTGCGGCTTTAGTTAATGCTACTCCATACCCAACGATTGCTAAGGGAATTTCCGCTAGCGGTCCTGCGCCTGCCATGGCTAGTCTTCCATCGATGCAGTATCTATATCTTACATGCGCTCCGACATCGGGCGGTGAACAGGATTTTAGTAAAGGTCAATATAGAATTATAATTACGAGTTACAATATCTAGTGTGGCAAAGCAATCTAAGAAAGCTTTAGAAGAAGTCAAGAAGTGTCAAGGAGACTTTGCCTACTTCTGCAAGTATCTTAAGATTCTAGATAAGAGTGGCAACATTGTTCCCTTCAAGCCAAACTATGCACAAAAAGATTTCTATCAAACTTTAGAAAAAAATCCGTGGATATATACTTTGAAGGCAAGGCAGTTGGGCATGACAACTGCAATTGCTGCTCACCTCTTTTGGAAAGTACTTTTTACGCCCAACTTTAAGTGTGCTGTTCTGGCACATACTCAACAGGCATCAAAGAACATCTTTGAGATCTACCATAGATTTCATCAATACCTACCTAAGTTTCTTAAGTTTAAGTGTGATACTTCTAACGTTAATGAGTTAAAGTTCTTTCATGGCGGTGGCTTGAAAGTATCTTCAGCTACATCTTCTCACTTTAGAGGTTCAACATTTAATGCAATCCATGCATCAGAGCTTTGCTTCTATAATAATTTAAAAGAAACAATTGCATCAATCTTCCAGACTGTTGCTGATAACTCAGAGATCATTATTGAAACTACAGCCAATGGACTTAATGAAGGCTATAGGCTATGGATGGAAGATAATGGTTTTGGTAAACTGTTTATTCCATGGTATACAGATAAGACCTATGTCTCCGCTCCCTTACCTAACAAAGGGTTAGATGAGTTCGAACGTAAGTACAAAGCCAAGTATAACCTCACCAACAAACAAATGGGGTGGGTTAGGAAGACTATCGATATTAGATGTGGTTCTGATATCAATATCTTTCATCAAGAGTATCCTGCTTCTGCTGCACTAGCCTTTATTACAACTGGTACTAAGTTCTTTAATTGTTCTTTCCCTGAGGCTATTAAATTAGAAGAAGAGGGTCTAATAGAGTACTCTCCTCCTGTACAGTATCGTTCATACGCCATGGGAGTCGACTCTGCAAGTGGTTCACCAACTGGTGACTATTCTGCTGCAGTTGTTGTTGACATCACTGATAGACGAAAGATGTTTGTAGCTGCCACCTATTACAAGAGAGAACCCCTCTCAGAGTTCGCTTCAGCCTGTCTATTGTTAGCTAAGAGGTATGATGCCCTAGCCTGTATAGAGTCTAATAGTATTGGTATGTCAGTCATAGACAGATTCCAAATGGATAATTATGTGCACCTTTATAGGAGAACACAGTTTGATAAGATTGGTAATCAGTGGGTAGAGAAATTAGGATTTAATACCTCACCACAGACAAGACCAATGATGTTGGCTAGATTGCAAGAACATATCAATAAGAAGTGGTTAAGCCCTGTATGTCAAAGAATCAAATACGAAATTAATTCTTTTGTATATAATCAGAATGGCAAACCCGAAGCAGCCTCTGGTCAACATGATGACCTTGTGTTTGCTACTGCCTTGGCTTTGATGAGTATCGATCAGGCAGACTCTTATACTATGGAAGTTGAACAGAAGAGTAAGCCACATACATTGGCTGGAATTCTAGAATGGGAAGCCAACACAGGAAAGCTTTATAAAGACAATCAGAGTTTCTTTGATGACGAACCTTTGTTTAAAAATCCAATGTCGACTGCACAGCAGTTAGACAAGAAGTTAGGAATTGTATGAGTGAAAAAGTAGATTGGAAAGCACTCAATGAAAAGGTTGCTAATATGAAACCTAGAAGGAAGGGTACCTCTCAACTTACCTTTAGAGAGATTGAAGAAATTAAAGAGAAAGTATGGTGGGAAGAGTACGATGTCCCTGGTGGTATAGTTAGATTGGCTAAAGAGTATAACTGCCCTAAGGGACTAGTCTCAAGATATAAAACATTAACCGCCCAAGGAAAGGGATGGAAAGGTTAATCGTAATATTTGAAAATTTTGTATATTTATTATGAAAAGTGTGGGGCATAACCCGTCGTGACAGGCACGTAAAACTGGAGGTAACAAATGCCACTTTTGGACAATGCAGCGTTAGAAAGCCTAGGAGAAGTACTAGACCAAGACTTCGAACCCAAAGCTGATGATTCCTCGCTAGAATCGAAACAAGAGGAACAGGTAACACCTGAGCCTCAAACAGAAGAAGCTCCCTCGGAGGAGTCAACAGAAGTAGATGAATCTGGACATCCGATTCCATATGGCAGATTCAAGAGTGTAGTTGAGACTAGGAATACACTGCGGAGTGAGAACGATACTCTCAAAGCTCAATTACAAGAAATGGAGAGTCGATTTAAGAATATTAAGACTCCTGTTGCTGGGTCGGTTGAACCATCCCCTACGGAACAGACAGATTGGTTAGATGATTATCTTGCAAAAGATACTGTTCAATCTGGAGTACCCGAAGGTTATCGTGATGAGACTACTCAATACCAGCAATTAGATTCTAGGATTCAACAGTTTGAGATTAGAGAAGCTCAGAGTGAACTTCAACTTGAACTGCAATCAGCAAAGGCTAAATACCCTGCTGTTAATGATGACATTCTTCTTCATGCAGTCATTCAGGATCCCACTGTGGATGTAATGGATGTTGCAGAAAAGTATAATACTTATGTTGCCTCAATTGAGGAAAGAGCAATTGCTCGCCATCTAGAGGAGAACAAGCCTAAGGCTGCTCCTAGATTAAATGGTGTTTCTTCTGGGCATACCCCAGGCAGCAATGCTGCCAAAGGTAAGCCAAGAACTATGGCAGAAGCCCGTGCTGCTGCTTTAGAATTTTGGAAAACTAGCTAACATAAGGAGGATTTTATAATGCCAGCTACTTTAGATACGCTTGATTCTGTCCTAAAGGAATTTTATCTCGGACCAATTCAGGATCAATTAAATAACGAGGTACTCGCACTTGAACTCATGGAGAAGGCAAGTGTAGATTGGAGTGGGAAGAGGGTTATCATCCCTGTTCATACTTCTCGGAACTCCGGTGTAGGTTACCGGGCAGAAGGTGGTGCGCTACCTACTGCTGGAAGTCAGGGCTTTGCTCAACTTCAGGTACAAGCCGAGTTCATGTATGGTCGGTTCGAAGTTTCTGGACCTGCCATCGCTGCTGCCAAGACTGGTGGCAAAAACTCATTCATCAGCTATGTTGATGCTGAGATGACCAAGCTCGTTTCGGATATCCGCAATGAGGCTAACCAAACCACTTTCTCAGGTGGTCGTGTTATCGGTTATCTAAATGAGAAGAAAGATAAGGGCAACGGCGCGCTGTGGGAGTTTAGTGGTGACATTGCTAAACTTAAGGAGCTTGTTGATGAAGCACTGGCAGTAGATAAGCTAGCTTTATGTGTTCTTAATGGACGAGATCTACAACCATGTGATCCAGGGGATGCTGCTGATTCAATTGCTGACTGTATAGCTGTCAATACAACTACCGGTCTTATCACTCTTAATACGCTTGATACTACCGGTGTTCCTAATGGTGTTGCTTGTCCAGTACTGCTCCGCGCGGCTGACCAGCCCGCTGTCGTGCTTGCAGCCGCAACAGTTAATTCAGCATTGGCTGGTGTATTTGGTCTTGCCGGTGCTGGAGGTACCAATGAGCCGCAAGGCATCTTCTCTAACCTCTCAGATCCTGTGATCTTTGGTAATGGTACGGACGGCGCTCTTGCTGCTCC